GTAAATTCGCACGTTGTAGTTCGTGCCGATCTTCACGTCCGAGCTGATGAAGTCCTCGGTCTGCGCCCCCTCGACGCGGCTCCATGTCAGATAAGTCGTGCTCGTGCTCGGCTTGTATTCGATGACGACGGCGCCGCCAGACTCAATGAAGCCGACGGCTGGCGGAGTCCACGCGACCCTGATGCGCGGCATGACTGAGCCGTCTAACTGGATGAACTGCGTCGTGCCGTCCGCAGTCAGAGAGAGATTCGTCGGAGCCGAGATTGAAAACGGGTCCGGCAGCGTCGTGTTGAGCGCGCCTGCCGTGTAGATTTCATCCGTGACATTCCACGAATAGACCGACGAGTCGGTTTCGCGCAGCGTCATGTCCACGAATACCTCGGGAGGATTGCCGCCGCTCGCAAAGTTCCACTCCATGACCTCGAAGACCTTAGAGGAAAATCCGAGCTTTGAGTTGGTGATCATCACCGTGTCGCCCGCACGCACTTGCATCGCCTCCAGTCGGAAGCGCGCTGACATCGTGATTTCCTCGCGAGCGCGGCGAAGCTCGATGACCGCAAGGCGCTGCGCGCACGACGAGGAAGTCGTGAACGGCAGCACCACGTCGCGGAAAAAGACGATGCCATTGTCGTCGGAAACATAGGTGGCATCCGTGATCGTCGGGAAGTCCGTCACCTGCCAGTTGTTGATCTCGCTGAGGTAAACGCCCTTCACCGAGTTCACGCGGTCGCGCGCGCTCGTGCGCGTCTGCACGCTGATCGGCCCCACAAAATGCTTCTCGCTGAACGTCACGGTCGGGATGCGATAGGCGGCAGCGTAAGGCGCGATCTTGCCGCCGGTGTAGGCGATCAGTCCACCCATCGCCGAAAGCAACTTGCCGATGTTCTCGTCGGGCGACGCGCTGGTCGAGACGACGCCGTTTGCCTCGTATCGGTTTTCCTCGGTCGGCGTTGGCGTCGTCACCGGCTTTATCTCGACGTTCTCGTCGCAGATGTTTGCCGCCGCCTGAAACGCCGTGTCGTCCATCTCCGCAGTCGTCATCCCCATGCCGAGCGAGGTGGTGAGGTAATCACGCAAGCAGAGCGCGGCGTTGGCCGAATAGACCGTCTGAGAGTTGCGCGGGTCGAAGACCTTTCTGCCGCGCACGACGGCGCTGATGTTCGGTATGCCGCTCGGGTATTTCTCCGCGTCCCATGTCAGTCTAACGTAGAGGTACGCGATGCCAGACAGCTTGTGATCTGATGTCCACTTGCCGTCTGTGAGATTGACGGTGGCATTGATCAAATCTTGGTCCGCTGTGTCATTCGGCACTCCGCGCTTTTTATTGATAAGCGCCACGCCCGCGTAAAATCCGGTCGGCTCATTCCCTGTCAACGGCACCTCGTCATCGTTGAAATAAATCGTGTCGATTGCCTCGACCTCGTGGCCCGCCAGAGCGACGACGAGGTGGAGGTATTCGTTCTTCGTGCCAGTCGTCGAAATGTAAACGATGGTCCCGCTGACGCGGCAACGGCCGTAAATTATTGACCGCGCCGCGATCGGAGAACGAACCATTTGCCCGCGCTCCGAGAGTGACGAGTCGGAGAAGCTCGGCATCTTGGGCGCGAGTAGTTTCGACGCGGCCATTGACGCGGCGGTGACGGCGATGAATTGCACCGTGGCCGCGACCATCGCCAGAGCCTGCGACGTAATGTAAAACCCAGCCGCCTTAAACGCGGAAGCGATAGCGGATGCGATCAATACTTGTGGCATGGTTAAAATCTCCAGACTCTAGCGTTCGGGAATGTCACGAATTGCAGTCCGTCGCGAGCGAGGAAAGCCGCGACGCTGCCGACGCAGATGCCCAGCGCGACACCGTCGCCGCCGTCCTGCGCCACGAGATCGCCCCGACGAGCAAGCGCGGTCGCGATCTTCATCCCTCCCGCTTCATCGACAAGGCGCTCGATTCCGCCGCCTCGATTGAGTGCTCGATGCGCCGAGAGCGCGCTTGCGTATTGCCCGCGCCATTGCGCGGCGATGTCGTGGCCGGTTGCGATCTGCACCCAGTCTGCCGCAAAGAGGCAGCAATCGTTGGAGCCCCACGCGAAAGCCTCGTGACGCTTGCGCTCGATGTAAGCCGTGAGCAGGTCCGGCCAGTTATTGCAGCGCGTGGCCATGTTCACTCGTAGCCGGTGCGCTCGCTCTCACCGCCGCCTTCGTTCACCGGCGCGACGAGCTTGGCGTTGCCCCAGTAGATTTGCTTTTCTTGAATCGCCGTGACGAACTCCAGTCCCTTGTCGGACGGGAATAGGTTCTTCTGCTCTTGGTCGGTGTAGCGCACTTCACGCGGTCGGCGGAAGTCCACGAGCTTGTTCTCGGCGCTCATGCCGATGGTTGCGTTTTGCCCGTCGTCGTTGATGCTCATCACGTCCATGCGCCCCGAGAAGATCGTGACCGGCGACGACACGAGTGCGCCGCTTGCCTGAAGCGCACCAAACAAAACCGAGCACTCTCGTCCTTGATAATTTTCGGTCAGCGCAACGGCCAGCATCGCCGTGGGAACGCCCGATAGCTGCATGGAAATGCCGCGCGCCGCGAGGTCCGTCGTCTCCTCAACCGGCGAGATCGAGCCGAGCGTTCCTATTCCGAGATATGCCGTGCTGCCGACCGTGATCGTTCCGTAGCCGGTCCAGATGTGCACCGGCGTCGCGAAGGATAGCGAAGCGAGCAGAATCGGCGAGAGCTGTGATGCGCTCACCTCGGTGACCATGTCGTTTGTCAGTCCGCGTCCTGCCGTGGTGATGCTCATGTTTCGACGTCCTCGACGATTGAAAAGCTGATGCCGTAAACGCTCGCCAGTTCTATCGACCACTCCGTCGTCGGCTGCGCGAGGCGGAAAACGCCTTTTGCGTTCGTCTTCACGATTGCCGTCGTGGCTGCGTAACTTTTGCGCAGCACCGGAAAGACATCCACGATCAATCCGCCGCCATCGGCTTTGATAACCTTGTAAAGCGAGGTGGAGATTTGCAGCCAGTCGCCGACCGCAAACACGCCCGAGCCGCCGGTGTTGATCATCGTCAGCGTCGTGCTGTTCGCCGTCGCGCTTGAGACCGTAAGCGTGCCGGTAATTGCGCCGCGCGGCAGCGGGTTCGCGTAGTCTTGAAAGTTAAACGTGCCGCGCTGCGCCGACAGCAAGAAGGCCAGCATCGTCTCGGCATCCGCGCGAGTCATCGGCGGGCAATCAACCGAGCCGAGCCACGCTTGGCCAGCGTGGTTGTATTGCTGCGTCTGCAAGGTGAAGGGCGACGTGTTGCGCGACACCGACGAGACGCCCGTGAGCGACAAGCGCGAGAGGTTAAACGGATCAGGCGGCGTGAGTGGGTAGGTGATAGCCATGACGTTTAAGCGAACGCTGCACGGTAGCCGCCCCCGCGCCGCACCATGTCGGGAATCTCGGCCTTGAGCCGCCGCCGCTCTTGTTCAAGGATCGGCACCAGCTCGGCGCGCGAGACGCCTGCGGCGATGTTGTAGTTGACCGTGACGCCGCCCGAGCCCCCGCCGCTGCTGCCCATGGCGCCGTTCGGCACGATGCTGCCCGAGGAGCTGGGAACGAATAGCTCGGGGCCTTTTTCGCCGACGACGTAGGGGGAACCGGCGTTGACGGGTCCGCCCATTGCGCGAGCGCCGAAGCCCTTGAGGATTGCACCGCTGATGCCCGCCGCCAGCGGAGCGGTCACGGTCTGCTGAAACACCATCCGCATCAAATCCATCCCGAGCGACCGGATAACTTCGCCGAGCTTTTGCCCGCTGAAAATTGCGTCCTCGAAGCCGCTTGCGATCATGCTGCCCGCGTTGCGTGCGATAATCTGAAGGTCGGTTTCAATGACCTTACGCTTGGCGAGGAGTTCGTTGTATTCTTTCGCCGATAATTTCAGCAACTCCATGCTCGCGATGTCTTCACTAGTAGCTGATGTGACATCGAACTTAACAAGCTTGGTCCCTAAAGTAGATTTCAGTTCAGCAATAATTTCAGCATACCGATTTATTTCTTCATTAAGTTTCGCCTGCTGTTGAATTTCAGTGAGCTGCGATTCGAGATATGATTCTTGTGTTTTATCAACTTGTCTCAGTGCTTCGTTCACCGAATTAAAGGAATCACGCGCCGTTTCGGCCTGCGATGCTGTTAAGTCAGCCACCCTTTGTCTCCTCTCTGCATTTTTGATTAAATCAACAGACGGGTCGGATGCTGCGATTTCCCTGTTCACAGAAGAAATTTTACGCGCGATTGCTGAAAACTTTTCGCCTGTCGTTGCGCCAATTAAATCAATGGAGTCGTTAGTCTCTTGCAGCTTCTCCTTGAATTTATCCAGCTCGGGACTTAATCGCTCAACGCGAATCGCAAAAGCCTTTGCTCCGTTTTCTCCACCGTTGAACGCGCCTGCTAGTTCCGCAGCCGCTTTCGCTGCTCCGAATTGCAATTTCTGCGCGGCTTTGTCTGCAAAGTCCGTCGCAATCGTCAGCTTGTCGAGGTCTTCGGATGTGAGCCCGAGTTTCTTCGCGTTCTTCTCCGCGTCTTCAAGAAACGCGTCGAGTCGCTTGATTCCTCCGATGGCCGCGCTGAAACCGAAAAACGTGGCGAATCCCGTGCCCACGATTTTCGCGGTCGTTTGCAACTTGCTCAGCGAGTTCTGCACGGCCGCAAACGCCGCCTTCGTCGCATCGACCGCCCGCAATGTGAATGTAGCTTCAGCCATGATGCTTCAGTTTCCGGTTTTGGTGTTCGATGTAAACGAGCCAGCCGTTCAATTCCTGCGCTGGCATGGCGAGCACTTCGCTTGCGAATTTGCCGAGACGGTCCGCGAGAGCATACACGGCGAGGAAGTCGGCAGCTTCTCCGCCGTGAATCAGTTTTTTAAGTCGTCAGGCCTCGGCCCGTTTTCGGCCAGAATGGCGTTGGCGATGCGTCCCACGACGTTGCTGTCGGCCTTGTTCAAGAGCGTCGGCTTGTGCTCGATCGTGAACAGCTTCGCGCCGTGCTCGTCCGTGGCTTTCATAATCAATATGTCCACGAGCAACTCCATGTCATTCTCTTTGCTGCGACGATAGAGCCGGTTTTTTTCGCCGAGCGTGACCGGCGATGCGTGGACGACGAGCTTCCATTCGGGCACGTCGATTTTGCGCGTGCCTAAGGAGGCGAAGTGTTCTCTGACGAGGTCGATTGCTTCCATGTGTTGTGTGTGTTTTGCTGTTACAAAATTAGACGCTCGTCACTGTCAGCACCCCATTTCCCTCGAAGGAAATCGCTCCCTCTACGAGGCCGTCAAAACTGGCGGAAATGTCGAATTTGGTCACGATGGCCGCGCCCGAATAGTAAACGTCACCGGTGTCCGCGCCCTCTGGGTAGAGGTTGAGCGTCACCGAGCTGCCGATGGTAATCAAGAGCTGGCCCGCGTTCGTCTCGTCCCAGTAAAGATCGCCCGACACGCTAAAAGTTTTCATCGTCGCAAGTCGCGTGCGGTAGGTGTCGCCGATTACTGAATCCTCGACGACATCTGAACTATGGCTGAGGCTGTAGTTTCGCAACTCGCCGATGGTGGTGCTTGAGATTTTGACGAGGCCTTCGCGGCCGAGGTGGTTTGCCATGTTAGTCGGTGGTTAAATAAATGCAGTTGAAAGTGTGCCGAGCCGTTCCGAAGCGCCTGTCCTCGTCTGGCTCAATCACATAGTCCACACTCGTCAAATGAAGGTCGCGACACTGGCCCCCGAGCGTCACGTCGGCGAGAACTGCGGCCTCGACCGCCGCGCTTCCGGTGTCGAAAAGGTCGTCTATCAAATATGTTCCGCTCTCGGCGATGAAGTAATCGACGATGAGCTGCAACTGCCGGTATTGAGTCCGGTTGCTCGGCCCGAGCGTGCGCACCTCGATCTGCTCGCTGACCGCGTAAACGGCGGCGGCGGGAAACGAGATGCTTGCGATCGTGTTATTGCGCCCGCGAAGGATGTTCGCGGTGGGCACGACGAGCGCGCCGGTGAGAGCGTTCGCCGTCGCGGTGCGGATGTTGGTGCGTGTGCTCATGCGGCTGCTGTTTTGATTTGCATTGCTCCGCCGACGCGGGTGAAGCCGAGATTGACGGCGCGATTGGCGAGAACGGCGGCGACTTTCTTCTCGGTCGTTCTCACGCGTGAATTGATGGCCGCGTCGATCATCCGCTGGTAGTTCGGAATCTTCACGTTGTGCGCCGTGGCCTTGATGAACGGCTGCGGCCCGAAGCTGGATTGCACGGAGCCGAAGCGGATGTTTCCACCCGCCTGCGCCTTGAGCTTGTCGCTGAATTTCTTGTAGCGCGCGCCGGTTACTTTTGCCGACGAGTTCCATCCGCTGACGGTCCAGCCCACGCGGTCCTCCATCATTGCTCTCACTCGGCGGAAGTCAGAACCGAACGCGAGAACTCGCGGCTTGCCCTTTATCCTGCGCCACGGCGTCTGCTGCTCCTTCTTGTATTTCCGAATCGCGTCTTCGTTTTCGAGCAACGGCCTGCCATAATAGTGCGTGAGATTCGGATTGCGGAAAAGCGCGCGCAGCTTCTCAACGTCGCGGTTGCGGACATATCGCGCCATCGACTTGTAGAATCCGCCCTTGGTCGCCTTCGCTTGAAGGTCTTCGAAAACCAACGGTTCGGCGAGCCTGCTGAAATCCGCGCGCACCGCATTTGCGCCCTGCTGCTTGCTCTTGGGCGGCGTGAATTTCACGATGGTCTGAATCGCGTATTTCGCCTCCTCCTTGATGACCAGCCCGAGGTCCACCTTTGCCGCGTTTGCAAGACGCGCGAGCTGATAC